TTGATATAGTAGCTGTTCCACCTGTTGCACCAATACTAGTTTTATCAGCACTAATATTAATTGTCCAAGCAGACCAATTACCATAAACTTTAGCACCAGCAGATTGTGTTATAGTAACAGACTTAGAAACACTATTGCTAGTGGCAGTAATAATTATACTACGACTATTTGTTGTAGTATTATTACTAGCAGTAACAGTTTTACCACTTAAAGTAAATCCTCCAGCACTACCACTAAGTGTAGGTGTAGCAGTTTCAGTATCAGTATGTGTAGTACCAACTCCATTCCAAGTCCAAGTACGAGAACGACTAGCACTAGTAGTTATCGTAGATGAACCACCACTTGCACCTATCGTTTGCGTGCTTGCCGAAATAGAAACAGCCCAAGCAGACCACGCTGAATACACTTTTGCGCCTGCTTGCTGCGTTATCGTAACCGTTTTGGACAATCCTACATAACTAGCTGTAAGTGTCGCTGAACGAGCTGAAACGCTCTCGTTTGATGTAAATTTTATTTGATTTCCACTAAGACTAGCACTACCACTAATACTAAGAGTAGGAGTAGCAGTTTCACTATAAACAGTACCAGTGTTATTCCATTTATAAGTTCTACGAGCAATATTAGCTGTAACTGTTCTAGTACCACCTTTAGCTTCAACACTAGTTCCATCAGTTTGTAAATCTAGTACCCAATCGGTATAAACTTTAGCACCAGCAGCTTGATTTAAAGCAGCACTAACTTCTTTAGTTTGACTATTTTCTAAAGTAAATACAGCAGTTAAAGTACCACTTTTAGCATTAGTAGATTCATTATTAGGTATAGTTAATACATTATTACTTATACTACCTAAAGTAGTAGAACTAGTAAAACTAGCAGTAAGACTAACAACAGTTTCAATCCAAGTTCCAGCATAAGTAGAACCCTTGGTTATACTCCCCGTGGAGGATGCATAGTCAATTCTCTTATATCCACTTTTAACAGAACTAGTAGGAAGTTTTAAATCATAACTTCCACCAGTATTAGCTATACTACTATCAACTACTGTTAATGTACTAGTATCATATATACTAGCTTTACTACCTTCAAATGTAACAGTATAACTATCTTTAGCTTCTGTATCATCAATTAATACAACTAACTTACCATTAGTTATAACTCCTTTTTCTATTCCATCAAATAAAACTTTAACTCCATCAGTAGGAAAAGTAACAGTATAAGAAATAAATCTTTGTTCCCACTCTAATTCTACATTATGAGTTATAGGTAAATAACCACCATTACCACTAATAGTTTGAGATTTATAATGTTCAGCAGTAATATTAGCAGTATAATCAGTCTTAACAGGAATAGTAAATACAAATTTAGTATTATTTTCACTTATAACAGGAGTATAACCATTAATAGTAACAGTTCCGGAAACATTTAATTTAAACGTAATAGTAATTTCAGTATTCTCTGGATAAACAAGTTTAGAACCTTGATATATTTCAAATACATCTATACTACCAAGTTTAATATCATGTATTCCAATATCTCCTTGATATATAGCCATAACTTAAGCGTCTGATTTAACTATATAAGTAATATTGTTATCTTTTTGAGCAATAGCTGCATATTGAATAGCAGTACCAACCCATATTTTAGGATTAACTATTGGTTCAATAGTAAGATTAGATAATCTATAAAGAGTTTGGTCAACTATTTGAATAGTATTATAAGCATATGAACCATCTTCTGATAAAGCAACATGATGAATTGCATTAGCATTACTCCATTGAATAATTATAATATTATCTATATATCTAACATTAAATGTTCCATATTTACCATTATGGAATACAGAATTAGGTTTACCAATAGCTGTAACAAATCCAGCAAAATTAGTAAAAATAGAATTAATAGCAGCTAATACTTCTTCTTTACTACCATCATTTGTTAATAATATAGTAATATTACCAATATCATAAGATTTAATAATTGAATTACTATTTATAGCTACAAAAGTATTAATACTTTTAGTTTCTTCACCTCCAACTCTAGCTATACCTTTATCCCAACTTAAATCAATTTTATTAATTCCACCATTAGAAAAATAAGTAATTGTAGCACTAATATCATTATCGCCTATAACAATTCTATCAAAATTAATTCTACTATTGTTATTATCAATAGCAATAATGCTCCCACCTTTTAATAATATTTCTTTTACTTCGTCAAAAGTTTTATCACAAGTAAATTCTTTTTGTCCACTAGTATATACTCCAGTAGGAACAGTAACAACTACACCATAAACAGGAATAAATCCTTCAGGTGTACTTTTATTTTCATATAATTGTTGATTAATATCTTGCATAACTTTATAAACTTTAAATGGTGGCACTTATTCAGTACCACCATGATTAATATTAAGTTGTTTTCTTTTTAATAACAAGTTCATAACCAGCAGGAATTAAAGCTTTAATAGCATCAGCAATAGCTTTATCAACTTCTGCTTTAGTATAAGTATTTTCTACTGTTGGTACATTGTCAAACTTATTATTAATTTCTTCTTTAGTATAAACATTATTACTAAGTTCAGTAATTCGATTAGGTAAAGTTTCATCAAGTTTAACTTTATCAGCAGATGACATACTACCATTAGCAGTTTTACTAGCATTATTTAAAACAAGACCAAAAGGAGTTTTATCAATATATAAATTTGTATTATTACTTTTAACAGATTTACTATATATAATTTTAAGTCCTTCTGTTGTTTGGTCAACTCTATCTAGTCTAATAATAAATTCACTAGATAAACTATTAACAATATCAGTAGTTTTCTTACCTTTACCACCATCATAAGCAGTACCTGTAACTTCACCTAAAGCTAAAGTTTCAGATATAACTGCATATTTAGTTCCAGACCAACGATAAGTCTTACCGCTATAATCAGTACTTTCACTTATATCAACATAAATTTTACCTTTTTCAGGAGTATAATATACAGGAGCATCTTCTATATACTTTTCAGCAAAATGAGTTTCATCAACATAATATCCTTCAAGAACATCATCAACATAACTAGGTAATTGACTTGCTGGGACTTTACCATCTCCATCAAGACTAGCAATACCATTTGCTACACCACGTTTAGCTTCAATAACTTCATTACAGAATTGAATAATCTTCTCTTTAATAATAGGATAATTATCTATATTATTAAGGATATGTTCAACTGTAGATTCAACTTTATTCTCAATAACAACTTTAAGGTTAGGATGATTATCAATATTATCAAAGATATTTTCTATATTACCTTTAATAACATTAAGTAGTTCAGTAAAGTTATTAATATGTTCAAATATATAAGTAACTCTAGCTTCTACTTTAGTTTCAATAAGATTCTTAAGAATAGGAAATCTATCAAGATTATTAAAAATATAATCAACTCTACTATTTACAGCATTATTAATACAAGTAACAAGAGCTGGATAATTATTAATATTAGCAAATATATTCTTAACACAATTACAAACTAAATCAGAAAGAATACCAATGAGTTCAGGATAATTATTAATATTATTAAATATATAATCAACTCGTTCATTAATATTATTCTGAATAGCTTCCTGTAATTCCGGATATTGACCAATATTCTTAAATATATCAACTACTTTATTAACAGTATTAGTAATAATAAGATTCTTAATTGCAGGATAACTATCAATATTATCAAATATATTATTAATAGTAGTTTCTACATGAGAATTAATAGCATTAGTAATAAATTGACTAAGAGCAGGATAAGAAGAAATATTATTAAAGATAGATTCAGTCCATTGTTTAATATATTGATTAAATATCTCTTTAAGCTCAGGATATTCATTAATATTATTAAATATATCTTTAATAATAATAGGCAAACTTTCAACTGTACTATTCTTAATAATTTCAACTAGTTTAGGATAGTTATTAATATTATTAAATACATTAACAACAAATTCATTAATAAAACTAGTAATAATATCAAGAAAGTCTTTATAATCACCTATATTAGTAAATATCTTTTCAAGTGCTTCTGCTAAATCTTTAATAACAGTATCAAAAGACCATCCTTCCCAATTAGCAGGATTAGTCCAAGCAACATCACTAATATCATCACTATTATATCGTTGTGTCCAATTAATATTAGTAATAATATATCCTTTACGACGATAAATTTTATCAAGTTTATTAACAGTATTAGCAAAAGTACCTTCCCAAGTTAAATAAACACTATTACAAGCAGCAAGTATTCTATCTAGTCTAGTACCAGTTAAACCATCAAATACAGCTTGTATAACAGTTAAAGGATATATATTATATCTAGTATCATTTTCTTCACAATACTTATCTAGTATATGAATTGGCATATTGCCCTCTTTATCACATTGAACTTTACTAGGGTCAAAAGATTGACAATTAGTACCAACAAAAACATTTTCTTCTTCAGCCATAATTACCACGGATTAGAAACACGTTTAATATAATGTAAAGCAATAGTAGGCATAAGTTTATTAATAGCAAGATAATTATCTGTCCATCTATTACCACTTATTTGACTCCAAGTCATTTCACCATTATTACTAATATTAGGTCCAGTCATATACCAATTAGTAGAACGATTAATGCCAAGATTATTAAGTTGACTTTTATCAGTACCATAAGGAAAACCATTTTTAACATCACCGTCTAAATCACCTGATATAAATCTCCAGTTACTAGGTGCTATAACTTGATGGTTATTATCACCGGATTTAGTTTTACCAACAGCAACAGCATGTTGATGTAGAGGCAAATCAGTACCACCAATATAAAATCCATATGCACTTACATTACGACCAGGAGCAGCAGGGTCATATGTATCTTTAATATTTTTAAGAACTGTTTTCCAATCAAGATTTCCTTGTTTAGGATTATTATAAATATTAATACCGTTAGGTATATAACCCATAACAAAACGCCCTTGTGCAGCAGTATAAACTTCCCAACCATTAGGAGGAGTTGAAGTATCCCAAAGCATAATAGAACCAATAGGAACAACGGCAGCAATCCAAGCTTGAATTTGACTAGCAGCAACTCCACCACCTTGTCCACTTCCACCGCCTTGCCCAAATCCTTCTCCAACTAATTTATTTTTAATATCAGTATAGAGAGAATTAAAATCTACATCAAGTCTACTAGGTTTAGTTTCACTATCTGCAAATTTATTCATAACAAGATATTTACCAGTTCTAGCTTCACCAAGTTGAGTAACAGACATGACATTATGAGTGCCATCTCCACCAGAACCACCACCTCCTTCAAGACCAGCAATAATATCATTAATTTCTTGCTTAGTATAATAATTATTAAGTATAGAATTAATAATATTTCTTACTTCTTCTTCGGTTAATCCACCACTGCCAGAACCTCCACCGGCAGCATTAATAGTAATAGTACCATCATCATTTTCAACAAAAGTAATATTAGTACCCGGTCTAATCTTATTTTTAAACATTGATACATAATTACTTTCAAAATATTGTTTATACTCATTACTGATATTACTACCACTTTGGTTTATTTTATTAAGAATTTCTTCAATCTTATTATTAATATATTGCTCAAGATTATTAATACTACCTTCTATACTACTATTTAAATCTCCAATCTTATTATAAATATCTTCAAATTTAGCATTATATTCAGTAATAAGATTATTAATTCTAGTGTTAATATCAGTTATATCTTGTTGTAATTCAGATATTTGTTGGTCATGAATTTCAAGATGGCCATTAATCTTTTTAAGTTCTGCAAGAAGCCAAGCATAAAACTTTTCCATCTCTTCTCTTAACTTCTCTAAGAAAGCTTCAAATTCAGCACGAGTAAGATATACAGATAAATCAAAACCCATACTTACCCATTTTTCACCATCCCAAAACCAATAAAAATCATTAGTATAAGAACCACCCCAACCAACAATTTCAACTTGTTTATTATCTTCACCTAAATCAAGAGGATGATAAAGTATTTGACCAACAGCCCAATTTCCATCAAGAGATATAGATTCTTTATCAAACATATCTTCTTGACGATAATTACTAAGAAGTCTACATTGATTTAATTTAACTGCACCATCATACATTCTACCACCTCTCCAAAGAATAATACTATTATCTGGAAGTTCAATAGTTTGTCCAGCTAAACAATAATCATATTGAAGTATATAAATAGTATTAGGCTCGTTAATCATATCTTGAGTAAGAGTATTAACACCACTAATCATATTCTTACGAAGATATTTACGAGCCTTTCCACTATAATCATTTGTATTATAGTCTTTATCTGCAAATTTAAGAAGATTATCAACAACTGTTAAATCTTCTTCATCAGCTGCATTAGTAATCTGTGAAGCAGTAAACATTTGTTTAACAGATTCACTAAGCATTTCAGGAGTAATCTGACCTTCAAGTATTTGAACAGCATTATCTTCAAAATACTGTTTAAGTACTTGTGCCATATAATTAACTACAACATTACGACGAAGATAATTATCTTGAATATTAATACCAAATTCATCAGCAACTGCACGTTCTGCAATTGCTCTTGGAAACATACCACTAAATGATTCTACAAATTTAGAACCAATTTCAGAATCAGCTTCAAGATGCCATTTCTTTGCATTAGTGACAGGAGTTATTTCATCAAGAATATAACTCTTTTTAGTTTCAATAACATAAACTTCACAACCTACTCCAATTTGTTCCCATGTAAGAGCATCTCTATCTTCCATTGTAGATACTACAATTCTAGCAGCTTTAAGACCTCTTTGAACAACAGCAATAAGTTCTAGTATTTCTTTCTTGAAAGTTTCATAATCAATAACTAAATCTTCTCGAAGTTTAGCAATAGGTTGCCAATACTCTTCATTAGATAAAGGAATACCAGCAGGAACAGCTTTACGAGATATATAGCTAGCATAGAAACCGTCATGAACTATACATAGTCTTTCATAAGGTCTATCATTCCATTGACCATTACAAGTAAGACTAACTTTACCAAGTTCTTCTTCTATTGTTTTCATACGTTCTCTAGGTTTACTAAATTCATAGTGTAGACCCCCCGTAGAGGATGGAACACATTCGCATTATTCATTATCATAATCAACATCACTAAGACTATAAGTTTCATTATATTCTTTACCTTCTTCTTTCTTCTCCCAAAGTTTACCAGTTTCAGGGTCAACATAAAATTTAGGAGCATCTCCACAACTAACTATTGCATGAATTTTACCTTCTTCATCAACAGGAAGTGTAATAGAACCACTATACTGAACTTGTTCACTACCTTCATAAATAATATTAAGTTGACCTTTAATATATTTAAGAAGAGTTTCAGCAAGTTTATCTTGACCAAGTTGATATGCTGCCATAGCAGATTGAAACATATTCCAACAAGTAACAATATTTTTATTATTACCTTTACAAGTAGCAGAACAATCATTAAGCATATCAAGTCCATATTGTGCCATAAGAACTAATAGTTTATGATAAACACAAACATATTTGCTAGGAACAGTCATATAAACATATTGGGGATTAATCTCAACTTGTTCAGTTCCATCAGCTTTTACATAGACACCATTAACATAATTATCATCTATTTGTTCACTCATTCTATCATCAAGTTATTGTACGAATTAATAATTGATTTTTGTTGCTCATCAGAAAGCAATTCTAAGGCTTCTAGTGCTTGAATTAAAATTTGTCCTTGTGTTAGTTTGCACCAATTTTTTTCGTTCAATGGGAAGCCTAATTCTGCTATTCTCACCTGTTTTTCAGCCATGCTTGCAATGCGTAATTGCATCTCTTTAGATAGCTGTTTTGGATTATTAATATAACCTCTTATCATAATATCATCTTATTTAAATGCCTTATTAATAATATAAGCAGTATAATCATTAACTCTAATATCAATACGTTTATTAAACGCAAGAATACGTTGATTAGAATCAAGATTTTTATTATAGACAATATTTATAATATCACCATAAATATCTTCTTTCCATTCTTCTTTCATATAATGACTAAGATAATCTTCATCACCACGATACATATTAAGTTTAGAATAAGCATCATAATAAACACTATTAACTAAATGTCTAGCGTTATATTCTATTTGGTCACGATTATTATCAACATTATTAGTAATAATAGTTGAAGCAACAAACTTTGCACATTCTGAAGCTGCATTAACCATAGTAATAGAAATAACAGCTTTAGATTTTTCTCTATCTTTTTCAATAATATCTCTAGTAACTATGTTAAGAAGTTTGGCAATATCATCTAAAGGATTTCTTTTGTTATTATCAATTATCTTATTAATTATAAGATAAATAGCAATAACAATACCGGGAATAAGACCTTGTTCAAAGGCATTTTGAATTAATTCCATTTTTATAGATACAAGAATAGGGACTATCAGTATCAACACTAATGCTAATACCAATAGCCCCTATTCGATTAATATTACCTAATATTTACCTAATCGAGTCGGGTAATAGGTTATGCTTTTTCTTCAGTAGCAATAGCTTTAAGGATAGTTTCAACAGTTGCAATAGCAGCAGCTCCAGTAGGAAATGCTATTTGTACAATCTGATGAACAACTTCATCTCTAGTTTTCATTTCACGTGGAACAGCAAAACGAAGAGTAAAGATAGTATATCCAGCATCTGCACTATCAGGTTGCTTCAAAGGATTAATAGGATATACAGGATACAATTCAGTATAAGTATCACGGTAAGTATATTCAATACCTGCATCAGCAGCAGCCTTATTAGCTAAATCAGTAATATAAGCAGCGTCACCATAGGCAGGTAAACCTTGAGCTGTAACTGTAACAGCTATACCAACTAATTCATCAGCACCAAGAATTTCATAATCAATACCTTTAGACTCAGCAGTTAGAGTGATTTTAGCATCAGCCACAGATGCTTTAATGCCATGTCCAACAGTATTATTATTAATTTGGTTAGCTAATTTCTTTGCTACATCATTAGCAGTAGGATTAAGACCAGTATGAATGGTAGCAGTCCAACGATTACGTTCATTGAACTTTAATCCTTTTTTCACAATCATAATAGAATAATCAGAATAAGCATTTACATCTCCGATAGTAAGATTAGCAGAGAAAGTAGTAGCAGCTTGATAAACACCTTTAACAAAAGTAAGATGTTTCTTATAAGCTGGAAGAACTACTGGACCATTTGCTTCACGACCAAGATTAATGTAAAACTTATCGGTAATCTTAGTACCGTCAGCGTCAATAGTTTCCTTGCCATTAGCAAGATAAGTAAAAGCAACCGCTCCAGCAGCAAGAGGTAAGCTCGCTCCATAAGCGACATTGCCCGCTAACAAAAACTGTCTCATTTTTAATTTAATTTAGAGTTTAACTTTGTTTATCAGCTCCATTAGAAGTAGCACCAATACTAGCAAGATAAATCTGTACTGCACGCATAACTATTTCCATATGTAAATAAGGAGGTAAATCACAATTAACCCAATCTTCTTCTCTATCTTCATCAAATTTAACTTTAGCAGGTTCTTTGATATAAAGATATTTAACTAATTGGGGTTTAACTGTATTATTACGTCCAGTATATATATCAACATTGATACTAGATTCATCTCCAAATATAGTAACTATTGGAGCATCTTTCGCAGCACGATTACAGAAATCTCTTAGCGTTTGACCTAAATCTTCAGCTTCAATAATCCTGCAATCATAAATTGTCTTGCCATTATAACTAACTTGAAAGCCTGTATATAGCATTATTCCGTCGCTATCAATGTTAATTTTATAAGGGTCAACTTCTGTTCCACCACCTGTAATATCTCCGCCGTTAACAGTACCCGCTGTGTATAAAGTTCTAAGAGCATTAACAGGACTAATAGAAGCATTTTGTCGAGCAACCTTATCATTATAAGGAACAGGTCCAACGTTTTCTACTATTACATTTCTAGCTTTTTCAATTATAGCAGCATTAAGACAAATATCTATATCTTCCATGAGAATAGCACGAACGGTCTGCATACCCATCTGTTGTGCCAGTTCTCTGAACGTTACGTGCATCTCCCCAATGTTCATAATCAAATGTTTTTAAGTTTATTTTTATAAGCACTAACAAGAGCACTATTGGTAGGATTCTTAAACCATGTAACAGCTTCCTTAACATTAGCACCAATGAACTCACCATCAGGAGTAGTAATATTCTGATTATGAATTGCTCTGATAAATTCTCCACGAGAAATAAGAACCTCAATTAAAGATTTAATAGTAATATCTTTATCATTGCAAAGTTTATTAAACTTAGCAGGTTCATTTGTACTAAATTTATCAAGATGAGTTTGTTTATCGACAGTATCCATAGCCATACCGTTAGGAATATTAATATTATTGGCAACACAGTATTGAATAAATACAGCATCAAACAAATCACTATTCGTGAGAAGTTTAACATAATTGCCTTTAGCCGAATTAATTTCCTGACGATGTTTAGCAAGACGCTCAGCTTCTCTTTGGTCATCTTTAAAATAAAATCTAATAGATGGGTCAGAATTAATAAGAGCAATATCTTTAGCTACATCTTTATACAATAAACAATGACGATAAATTAGATAATCATCAAGAACAATAGGATAACCATATTTATACTTTTCACTTTCAAGAAGATTTAACTTAGTAATCTTAGCTTCAAGAGCTTCTCTAAGTTCTTTAACTCCTTTACGGTCACTATTCATATAAGCAGTTTCAATAGCTTCTTCTTCGGCTCTAAAACGAAGATAATCTCGTTTACGATTCCAAAAGAAAGAAATATCAAAAGTCTTACCTAGTTCATCAACTGAAACACTAATATTATTAAGATAAGCCTTAACCCGTGAAATAAAGTTTTCATTATTAGGAGCAAGACCAATTAAAGCAGGAAAATAAGATTCAATCTCACCTTTATTAGAAGAAAGAGTACGAGAACTACGAACACAACTACCAATCTTATCCATTCGTTTAGGTAATGTTTTATCATTAACTCTACGATATAATGAATAATTAGTAACTAAATTAATAGTAATAGTTCGTTTTTCAGTATAAGGTTCATCAAGACTTTCATCTCTAAATCCTACTGTATTAGCAGGCTGTTTATCTACTCCATCCTCTACGGGGGGTATAACCTGTTTATCTGTATTTATATTAGAAGCAGCAGGAGTATTTTCTCCTGCTTTATTAGCTTCATTTACTTTGTTAAAATCCATATCTTAAATAGCTTCTTTTAAATGATTATAATACACATTTCAATAAGAACATCTTAGTGGTATTATCTACCTGCAAACCAATAGAGCCTTTAACTTCATAACGAGCCATATCAATTTCAGTAGCTGCATGATTAGTATTAGGTAATCCCCAGCAAGCAGGAATATCAGTCATACCTTCAATAACTTTAGCTTTATAAGCCTGTCCTTTTTGACGTACTATACGAACATTCTGATTACCTTTATAATTACTCATATCAATCAAAGCAGCTTGATGAGAAGTAATAGGCAAACCGGTAGTAGGATGAATCATACCATTTTGCTTAGCAGCTTCAGCATCAGTACCCTTATCGAAATAAGCATTATGAATAACAGTAATGATATATCCATCTGGAGTTTTATACTTATTAAAGTAACGTCCATAAGAAAGACCATCACCATTATCTTGAATCATCTTTTCACCAAGAGGAGTAATAAATCCGTTTTCTTTAGCATCAGTTCTGATAGCCATTTCAAAGTCACGAATAAATCCTTTACCGCCCATAAGAACAACTTTCTTATCTCCATCTTGAGTGTCACGGTCAAGAACATCACCAACTGTACGTTCAAGTTTGTTAAGAGTCAGAACTTCACCATAGGTATCGTAGTTAGATTCACGACAAATTTCTAACATACCAGCAGTATGAGGAATAGGTTTACCATTATCATGGTCTTTCAAAGGAATAGTACCATCAGGTAAACGATTATATTCAGACTTCCACAAACGTTCTTCGTTCATTACTCTCATGTGCAAGTTGAACTGTCGCATCTCTTCGTTAATCCAAAGATTAGAAGTACCACCATTATCATTTTGGAATTGATATTGAGTAACAACATTAGCAAGATTACCAGCTATTTCTTTAGAATAACGATAAAACTCAAGTTGAGAAGTCATTCCAGCAGGACCCATAGTATTGCTTCTGTTACCTTTAGAATAAGATTCAGAAACAGTAGGAGCACTCATTGCCCAATACATACCTTTAGCCAACCATTGAGGGTCAACATAAGCATCAGGATTGGGAGAAGTAAGTTTCAAAAGATAAGCATAGCCATAAGCAGATTCACCTAAGTCTTTCTGAATACGAACTTGAGTAACACCATCAGGAGCAGTAAGACCATGTTGTTCAATAAACCAATGAGTAGAGAAATGAACTTCAAATTCACTACCATTTTGACCGGGTTTAGTAACAGCAGTATTAAAGTAAGTTACAAAGTCTGTAAACTTCATACGACCCATAGTTTTCCAAGTCCATTGTACAGTAGTAACATCTTTAATACCACGACTACCTTGACCTTCAGTAATAAAACTTAAAGGAAAACGGTCATCATCCATACCATAATTATAAGTCAGAAAACTATTAATTTCTTCTGGCTTTTGAAGCTGAAGATAAGCAATTGATTCTTCATTAGAATAACCTCTATCTTCATAACGAGTTTGTCCAATAACACGTAATGTTTTCATCTACAAATTTACTATTATGTTAATAACCAAAACGTTCATCTTTTAGAACGTCTTTTTTACTGTCAGGTTTAGTTATTTTAATAGCTCCTTTTGTAGATTTACGTTGACTAGCAGTAAGTTTCAACTTTTTAGCTTCTTTATCAGAAACAGCCATTTCTATCAAACTATCATAACCTTTACCTGTATATTTAAGCCAAGCCTTAAGCAGTTCTTCATCGCGTCTTTCAGCAGGAGATAACTTCATTAAATCATTTTCATAACGAGAAAGTCCTTTATCATCAACTTGATAAACATAATTGAAGAAATCTTCAGGAGTAGTAGAAATTTGTTTTCCATTACGTTCAATAATAACAGTTTCAGGAATACGATAACCAGCAATTTGTCGTTTATCAATACATTCTTTAACTCCATTCCAAAATTCCACAAGTTGTTTCTCTTCTTCTGCTTTAACTCGCATAGCTTCTTTAGCATTAGCTTCACGCATTTCGTTATCAGCTTTCTGAAGAGCTTCAAGTTCTTCTTTAGCAACATTGAAAAGTTCGTTACTATCTTTAAGATATTGAATATACTTATCAACATTACCACGACGATTAAATTCCTTAAACGCCTCACGAACAATAGCTTCTTGTTGACTTACATTATTTTCATCTACTTCAATACCGCTTCTATCTCGAAGTTCGCCAAAGCCTTCAAATGAATTACCATTTGCAACATAATAATTAAGAAAATCACCAACGATAGGATAATCTTCAAATAACTTATTAACACCAGCTTGAGCAAATTCATCACGTTTTAAATCAATAACGGATTGAATATAACTTGCAACTCCTTGAGGAGTATTATCAAAAGCAACTGGTTTACCATCTTCTGAAGTAACAGAAACACCTACAAGTTCTTGAATCGATTTAACATCAATAGTATCTTCTACTTCAAATTCTTTAAGATAAGCAGCAACTTCATTTTTAGCTTTAAAGATATTACCTTTATCGTCAATAAGATTACCGTCTTTATCAACAGTATATTTATTATCTCCATCTTCGATAATAGTACCTTCTTCTAAACCATGTTCAGCATCAGCGTCATTCGCTTTGTCATTAGGTTTACCCCCCGTGGAGGATGAAGATTGGTTATCTTTATTAGCATTAGAATCACTATTCCCATCTCCATTACCATTATTAGTAATATCATCAATAGAATTACCATCAGCATCTAACTGCCCTGTTTTACCTGTATCAAGGTCTGTAATGTCGTCAGTAGGTTTTCCATCACCATTAGATGTTTTACCATTAAAACCAAAACTATCAAAATTAGGCATAATTCTTTGTTTTTAATTAATTACTATATCACAAATATAAACTATAATAATAATACGAGTTTTACTTGTATCGTTAAAATATGTTCACCTTTAAGCCGATTTGCCGATTAACATACTATTGCTAACTAGGATATTTATTACTGATAATCTATCCTGTCGCTTTCAGAGAAGCCGTGTATGAATCAAATTTTATCATAATGATGAATCTATCACGAAATGAATAAAGTGCTTAAAATGAGCTTAAAATGGCTCATGTGATGTAAATAAAAATGAAAATGGGCTGAACCTACTTTCACAAGCAAGTCCAGCCCTATTATGAACAAAATTTAGAAGTACAGCCGATTATTTACTTTTACTATCATAACGATTTTTATTCGTTTTTGCAATCTTGACTTTATCATCACTTTCTTTAAGTTTAACAGCTAATTCTTTTTCTTTAAGTTGTGCTTCAACAGAAGTCTTTTGAGCATCTAAACTAAGTTTACTACGTTCAAGATTAAGTCTAGCATTTTCCATACGTTCTTCAGCTTGACTCTTTTCAGCATCACTAAGACCATTATCAAAACTCATAATATTAGCATTTGCTTTCATAGCTTCAATCTGACCATCAAGATATTTTTCAACTCTAATAGTTTCTCTATCTTGTTCTGCTTTTCTATCAATCTTAGCAAGTTCAAATTCTTGACGAAGTTGTTCTGTTTGTTGAGAAACACGTTCAACATCAAGTTCATGCTCACGTTGAATATTTTGATACTTATCAATAAGTTTACTAATTTGAGCAACATTATCTCCACGTATAGCAGCATTAGCCATATCCATATTACCATTTTGAGCAGCACTAAATGCAAGCTGTTTATATTGTTCAAGTTTCTCACGTTCTTTAACAGAAGTTTTACAAGTAACAATATAATTAGCAAATATATGACTATTAACATCAAGACTTAAATATCTAATATCACCATCTTTAGTTTTATAAGAAGTATTAAGACCATCAATCCAAGCAAGTTTAGTATAATCCATTTCAGCTTGATAATCTCGTTCTCTCATTTTATCAAATATAAATTCAATAATAACAGAACCCATACTTCCACGAATAACTGCTTCATCAGTAACTCCTTTACCAGCACTATTAGCAATCTCACCATAACGTTGTGGAGTCATATCACATTCCATTTTAGCGGTCTGTTCAATCTCTTGAATAAGTTGTCCAAGTTCAGTAATATAATTATTCATTCGACTTTCAAGATAACGAACATTTTGTGCTTTAACAAGATTAGCATCATCTTCATCATCAATATAAAGCACTCCATCAGCAGCCATACGATATATAGTTTCAGCAGGTTTTTTACCAAGAAGAGATTTAGCAATCATAAGAACATTCATCTTATTTTTAGCAATAGCCATTTCTCTATGATAAGAAACTATATTACGAAATACTTGATAAGGGATAACTGTATCTACAACACTAAATCTTCCAAAACCCGGCAAAAGTTCTGCAATACCATTATAAGGAAGTTTACCATTCCTATTATAAGCAATAGGACGAGCCTTATAAGGATATATGCTTGTAGCACGAGAACCAATTCTAACGCTCTCATAAACTTGTGGACGCCACACCCATTCAATACTAATATCACCACCAGTAGGGTTAAGCTGATAAGTTTCATCAACAATTCTTGTTGTAACAAATGCTCCATTACTATATGTAAGAATACCTTCTTTTATTTCACCTCTCCAAACAGTATGCCAAACTTCAAATAAACCATTATTAGCATCACGAGCCATTATATTAGTGTTCTTAATATGTTGTAAATCATCTTTATTAAATTTACTACATATATCACCAAAATAATACATATATTTATCCCAATTTAAAAGTGCTTTATCGCTAGAAGTAGTAGCACTATATTGATAATATGTATCAAGAGCTTCACGTTCTTTTTCAGAAAGATATTCATAAAATTCATCTATAATTTGTTGTTTAGTCAACATACGACGTTCAGCAAACATATCATAATCTTCTGCAAACATATTATCGTTAGGAACAGGAAAAGCATCTCTAACACTAACAACACGTTTAATTAATTGATTACCTACAACATCTCTATATGTATAACAAGCTCCAAAAGCAACAAATTCAAAATAAGCTCTAGCGTATATAGTAAAAGCATCAGTAAGGTCATCAATGACATTAATTAAATCTTGTCCTTGTGCGCTAATATCATCAATAAAATTTTCATTAAACTCTTTAATAAAAGCCTCAATATCAACAGCTTGTTCAGGATTAAATTGTTCAGGATTATTACCTTCATTAACAAACTGCATATAACTTTCTTGTATCTTCTTAGCAACAGCTTGTTCAGCAAGCATCATAATTTGTTTACCAAGTTCAGCATCTCTAGCAAATACAACTTCTGGATTATTAGCTCCAACAATAAAATCATGTGGATTCTTAATATATTCACCAATATATCTTCTAATAATACCTTTCATCATATCATAATTACGCATAGTAGCTGGAAAACGAGTTAGATTTTCATCTTTCTCATTATAAGGATTAAGAGTTTTTCTATAATATTCTCTAGGAATATTACCAAGAAGAATATTAAACTTTTCTTCTACATTAAAATCAGCTTTACAAGCAATACCAGCTTCTATAACATAATCACAACATTTAGCATACCAATCAACTTCTTGTTTTTCAGCATAACTAACGTGCTGATTAGGAAAATCAAGTCTACCAAAATTATACATATCTTTATCTATTTAATCTTAAAACCATTGTCTATTAAAAATATCTGTTTTATCATTATCTTCTGTAACTTTCTTACGATTAGCAAGTTCTCGTTTACCTTTAATATCAATAGACTTCCAATATATACCTAAAAGTATAAGACTAGATATACGGTCAAAGTTACCTTCAGCATTAAACTTTTTAAGTTCAAGAATTGTTTGATAATCAAGAAATCTTTCAAAAACATAAATATCTTCTCCAAATTCATTTTTACCAATAACTTCATATAAGAACTCTTTAAGAAGTCGAAGACCATCTAGTTTCTTAGGACTACTACCAATATTATAACCATAACTAGTACTAACTTTTTCTTTAACAGCAGAATCCCAAACATATAAAGGTTCATAACCTAGATATTTAGTAGCTTTCCATTTACGAAAATTAGAAACAGTTTCACCACGGTTTATTTCTACAAGTCCAGTACCAATACAATTATACCATTTACATAGTCGATAAAACTTTTCATCAGCTTCTTCTAGTCGTTCAGTACGTCCATAATATGCAGCACACAACTTAGGTTTAAATCCATTACGTTCTCTAGGCATTTCAATAACAAATATACTATTATGAGAATGTCTATCAGTAATTTCTTTTTTATCTTTATCAATACCAACAGGGTCATAAACTGCAACATAAGTACCGGGAAGAATACTTCTTATAAGTCTATTATTAATATATGTTTCTTCATATTCTGGGGCAAACCAAACTCTTATACAACCATGAGGGTCTTCATTACCGCGTCTAGGAACTCCTTGAATATAATCATAAGTTTTCATATTAGGATTTTCAATTCTTATACGAGCATTAGATTTAAAATAAATCTTTTTAGTTCCATCTTCAAATAGTTCACCATCAGTATAAAACTTATAACTATTATCAACTCTAAGTTTATCTTCAAACTTATTAAGAGCTTCACTACTAAATATATTTTCACTAGTACTACTAAAAGATTCAGCAGGAAATAAAGCACGTTGACCAAGATAATTAAGATATTCTGCAAAAGTCTTAGCAGTCTTTTTCTTTTCAGTTCTTTCTCGTGCAGCAAGTTGAAGTCCTATTCGTAGATTACTATTTCCATCTTCATCAAATCCTTTAACTCCATCTATTTCTCCTTCAAGACCCCAAGCATAAGATTTAAAGAATCCACAAACTTCATTACGAGCATCATTATCAAAAACATTTTCAAAAGCCATAAATCCAAATGCTCTAGGATTATAAAAGTTTTGTTCAAATATTTGCATATTAGCAGCAGTAGCAGTTCCCCAAGCCATAAGAGTACCAGTAGTACGAGTACCAACAGTCATTGTAGGTTCAGTTACATTCATAAACTCATCAAAGTTCTGCATTGTAGATAGCTCTTCAACTTTAATTGTAACAGCATCTTTACCAATAGCACAGTCAGGATTATTATTAGCACTAACACTTAAAAGAGAACTAGACCAACTATCATCAGCTTCAACTCCATTTTTCATACGATAACCAAGTTTAAAACTATCAGTAATAGGACTATATATACCTCTTTTAAATGGAGTCTTTTCTTCAAAGAACTTTAAGTTATTAACAGCAAAATCACTTAAACCTCCTTGTTTAATTAAATATTTATTATCAGCTGCAACATGAATAACAACTTTATGTTTAGATAAGTTAACTTCATTAGAACTATCAGCAGCCATAATATAAGAAAAACCTCCACGTCGAGTTTTATCAATAATAAGATGTAAACCATTACGTCTACAAAATTCTATAATTTGCCAAGTCCAAAATTGAGCATCAATAAAACTAGGAAAACTATAAATCTTTTTAGCAGTAGCTCCATGTTCAGTAACAATAACAGATGATTCATCTGTGCGCTCCATACGAGTATAATTAAGAAAATTATAATGACCACCTGTTATCCAAACATCTTCTATACTTCCATCTGGATTTTGCCAACAAGGAGCAGAAAAACCATTACGTCGTCTATCACATTCTCTACGTCTAAATTGTCTATGAGGAATACTATCAACTTTAAATTGAGTATATTTACCTGTGGCTTGATATGTTCTAGCAGCTTCATTAAAAAGTTCAGTATTAACAAATTTGCCAGGTCTAATATTTAAAAGAAAGCCACCACTATCCCCAATTAAAAAGTTATTATGAGGGTCATACCATCCACAATCACTAGCTTTCTTATACTTTTTCTCTTTATCAGGTTCTTCAATGTATTCTAGAAAAGGATATTTACCATTAGCCATAATATTTTATTTAACTAGTAAACAAACAACAAAAGCGATAGCGCAAACAGCACCACCGCTTACCAAATATCTATTCTTACGTTTAATACGTTCAATAGACTTATTTAAATTATCATTTACTTTATTACTATTATCAAGATTATTTTGTAAAGTTTCAACTTCTTTATAAAGAGCATTATATTTAATCTTATGGAGATTAATTATACTATCTTGTTCGTTAATAATATCTTTATAAAGTTTAGCTTTAATAATTTTAGTATTAGCAATCTTAATCATATTAATAGGGACAAGAACAGTTGTATCAGTAGTGTTGACTCCCCGTGGAGGATGCACTACATTATCAATCTCACTCTGACACCAACTTCTTGAATAACTCCCAAGTAGCACTGTCATTAAGACTAATAACTTTATCTTCAATATCTTTTTCATGTTCTTTAAGTTTATAAACTATACTTTCTCTTTCAGTTATAACTAACTGTATAGAATCAATCCGAACATGATTAATAGCGGTGTCACTTTTATTATATGAATTGGCTTCTACACTAAAACGACTTATTGATAAATACAAAGTTAAACACAAATTGATAATCGCTATTATAAATATTGCTATCAGCATCTTCTTCATAATTCTATACAGTATTAAGTTAATCTTTTATTTCTATAAGTTTATTAAGCAAATCAAGATTCCATCTACCAGTTTCTTTAAGTCCAAGAACTCTTTGAGCCATCTTGATAGCTGCAACTTGACCACAATTCACGTTAGTATCAAATAATTGTTCAGCAACTCTCTGACTATTAAAATCATCAAGTTCAAATACATCCCAATAACCTATTTTATACTTTTCCCAAACAAGTTTTTGAAGTTGAACATCATTATCAAGCTTAGACTTAAACTCTTTACTACCAACAGTATAATGTTTCTTATAAGAATCAATCATAGTCCAACCTTGCCAAGTAGGATTATATTTACGACTGATACCTCTATAAGTTTCTCCACCAGCATCATCTTTATCGTTTACATAACCACCTTCTTTAATAGATAGTTTTTTAAAAGCATCTCCAAAGTAAGCCATAATTTAATTTATATAAGGATTAGTACAATATCTAAAACAATCAACAGCGTCATAATATTCATCTTCATCAAATTCTTTAATTGTAACCCAAAACCAAAGAACTTTAATTTGAACTTTATAAATCACAAATTCAAAGTCATCACCAATATGATGTTCATCGCCAATTAATCTTATATTTTTCTACGATTAATAATATACATAACTTATTCATCAAGAGTTCTACGAATCCAACCTCTAAGATATTTGATATTATTTCCTTTGCCAGCAATATCATTATAATATCTAATACGTTCAAGTTTATATTTAGCTACAAAATAATCAGCACTAATTGTAGTATCAGATTTATAAGCGTTAAGAGAATCTTGAGTTCTACGAAGTAATTCTTTAGTTAAAACTAATTCATTAACAGCAGTAGAATCAGTAACAGGAACATAACGAATTTCAGGAACAGGAGTAATACGTTTAGCACATCCACTAGATAAACAAATAGCAAATATAACTAAAACAATAAAACCAATAATTACTCCAATTAAATTGTCTTTATTTAATTTCATATAGCAAGTTTAAATTGAGTTTGAACACCACTAGCTTTAATTTGTAATTCTCTATCTTTAAGAACTTTATTAATATCATCACGTAGATAATTCATAGTAAAGAATTTAGTAGTTTCAACAGGATTTTCTTTAATATGATAAAGACCATCAGAAAATCTTTTTGGCATACCATATTCATTAAGTTCAAAATCACTATCAATGTGACATAACCAAATACCTTTAATAGTTAAACCAAGTATATACTCAACAGCAAAAGCATACATACTAAGTTGAAGATTATATATAGCACCATTACAATTAGGAAGATGATTAAGAGGAGCTAAAAGTCGTTCATCTTTATCAACCCAAACATTAGTTTGTTGCGCAGGTTTAACTGTTTTATCTTTCTTATAATATCCACTACTAAATCTTAATCCACCACGATTAGTTTTCCAATCACCCACAACAGCACAATTAGTATCTTCATTAACTAGAAGAATATCAATAGTTCCACTAATTAACCAATCTATAAGAAACATACCAATTTCACTATAAATCTTATATCCTCTTTCAGTGTACATTTTAAATGCATCATAAATAAGAGGATAACGATTATCTGTAAGTTCAATAAAATCTTTAAGATTAAGAAGTTTATAATTAGCACCAAAATTTGGAATATCAGCAATAGTAACCATTACACCATCTTCTCGTTTATCAAGATAATTAATAGCTTGTTGAAACATAGATGCTCCTTTAACACCATCTTCAAGACCGTTATGAGTATTAGTTCCACGTTCACAAGCTTCTTTAGTAATAGTTGACCATTGTTCTTCTAGTTTCTTCTCACTTATTCCTAACTCTTTAGACTTCTTTCTCAACCAATAGTTCTTATCGAACTTTGGTTGATATTGGTGGAGTATTTGAGTTGTACTAATATACTTATTATTTAAAGTATCAATATAACTATGTTCAGACTCATTAAATATAATTCTAATATTATTATATCTACTATCTTTTAATCCATTCATATCCTCCACAAGTTTTAGATTTTCCATATAAACAATTATAAATAGCAGATGCAGAAACATTATTTTTTATAGCAGCTTCACTAACAGAATTATAAATTGTTTCTGTACCATTTTTACCAGAAACTGCAATAGCAGCTCTAATAGCACTATCATATATATTTATAACTTCTTTAGTAATAGGGTCAATTTGTTTAATTTTTATACTTTTACTATAAGAAACATTATATGATTTAGTACACCATTCTAAATTATCAACTCTATTATTAGATTTATCTTCATCTTTATGATTAATTTCATTAAGATTATTTGGATTATCTATAAAAGCTTTAGCAACCAATCTATGTACATATTCATTATTACCATTTATGCTTACAGTATAATAACCATTATCTTTTTTAGAAGCAGATAAAATTTTATCATATTTTCTACCTCTAATAGTTGTTTTAGCTAAAGAAAGAACTCTTCCATAATTACTAACTTTATAACCATCATCTATATCTTTCCATATTTCATTAGGTAAATTAGTAATAATTTCTTTTTCTTTTCTTCTAGGATAATTTATATCTTTAAATTTAATCATATTAATACCATTAAGTTCAACACTAGTTTTGACCCGCTTCGGCACTACGTGCCTACGCTAGACTCCCCGTAGAGGATGGAATAGATTCAGCATCAGCTTATTCTTCAATCATACTACTAGTAATTTCAACTCCACCTCTACCAGCAACATTCTCTTGTTCATACAGAAGATTTTCTTCAGCTACATTAAGAGCTTTAATCGTGTTTGGAAACTGATTAGCTAAATCATTAATTTGTTTCATATAACCAATAACAACTGGAACATCTTCTAGACTAGCACCATCAGATAACTTGTCATTCAACAATTCATTTAACTTACTAGCAGCTAGAGCAACATTATGAATACCACGCTTAATATTAAGTACAGCTTCCATACCAGCTCCAGCTTTTTGATTATAATATCTTTTAATAAGTTTCCAAACAAGAATATCAGGTTGATAATTTTTAGGTAAATCAAAGTTTTCAATAGCTTTCTTAAGAGCTTCTTTTTCACTAAGACCTTCTTGTAGACACGGACCTTTAGGGTCACCAAGATAATAAATAACTCCAACTTCTTTAATATACATCTCTTTATTAGGAGATTTATCTCTAGTATAAAGAAGACTAACATCTCTATCAAGAAGTTGTTTAAGTGTAGGAGCTTTTGGCATACCAGTTTCATCTATGGTCAGCATCCAATCCAATTCCAAACCGTTCATATATTTCTTCTACTTCTTCATCAAATTCAATAATTTCAAGTTTACCCATAGCATATAGCCAAAGATTAGCATAAGCAGCACTATGTTTTTTACTTAGTTTAATCCAAATAGGAAGAAGTTTCTTTTTAAACTTATGTTCAGTCTTAATCTTTTCTTCTTCTTCATAATGTTTTTGCTTTTCTTCTTCCATAACTTTAGCAGTATATTCTTTATACTCTTCTCTAGTCATAGTTTTTCTAGCTTCTTTAAAGTCTTTATAATGACTAATAAGTTTGGAACGATACCAATTCTTTTGAATAGTGCCAATATGAGGAATAGCAACACATTTATCTTTTCGTATATTAATACTAGCTTCTTTTTCAAGACTTTCAATAATAGATTTACAAAGTATTCTATCATCACCTTGAAATCCAATATCATCTAATATATTATTTATATCTTTATAGATAAGAATATAATCATCATCAAAATCTTCATGAGAACTAGTATTAGCAATATTAAAACTAGTATTAGTCTTAAAATCCATAATTGAAAGTTTAAGAACTCTTCTTAGATTACTACTATAAACAAGAACACAAGTACCTATAATTTTAAATTATACATAAGTAGTTTTAAGAAGAGTTCGATTATTTAGACGAAATGGCTAATTAGCTTTTTCAGCAGAATGATAAACAAAAGGATTAATAGCTTTATGTTTATCAGTAATAGCAGCTCTTAAATCATTAATAGCTATAACTTTAAATTCAACAAACCAAACTTTCTGTCCTTTTGTATATCCTTGATTTTGTCCAAAAGTACCAACAGTAATAGAACGAGTTAGTTCAGTATCATTAGTAATAAACTTATTAACAAATTGAGGACTAAGAACATTATGTTTAAGATAAAGATGATAACCACGTTCAAGAGTAGAACGGTCAATTATAATCTTATCCATTTGGTTCATACCAATAAGTTCAGCATCTTCTTTACTAATCTTAGCAATAATTGGCATAACCTCAACTGTACTTACTTTATTATTAATAACACCAAACAAACTTTCATTTTGGCAAAGAGCAACAACACAATAATGTTTAGCAACAACTACATTAGTAAGAATAGCGTCAAGTGCTTCACTTGTTATTTCGCTAATGTCAGTAGGTATTTGAATACCAAAATCTTTAAATTTACTTTCAACTTTAATCATAACACTAAATTATTTAGTTTTAATAATACTATCAATACCAATATTTCCAAGTTTAAGTTTACTAGGAACTTTAACTTCTTTTTTATTCCTTTCACCACTATGAAATTCTCTAGTGTATTTAGGTTTAGTTTCACTTTTATCTTTACCCATAACTTAATTGTTTTCAGCAAATGTAAGAGTTTGAATGAATCTACCAAGAGAAAAACTATTTTTAACATTTCAATCGTAGAGGATTATATGATTATAAATATGCAAGTCATACTCCCCGTGGAGGATGGAGATGAGTTAGACTTAATCAT